CGCAAACGATGTCGTAGTTAGCCGCCATTGTTCACCTCGGGCGGAATGGGTGACGTGCCGCCGGGCAATGTCACGCCAAAACTGGAAATGATCTCTTCCTCTGCTTGACGCTCGCGCATCACGTCTTCGATGTCCAGCCCACGCTCGGCCAGCGCCTGCGTGCGGGTCATCAGTCCGTTGTTGATGGCGACAATCTGCGCCTCGGCCTCATTGCGCGGGTCTACCCACTGCCAGCCGCGCGGCACCCACTGGGTCGCGCTGAACTTGACAAACTTACTTGCGGGCAGATTGACCACGCCAGCGTCGAGCGTCTGCCGCAGCCAGCGCAGATACACCGGCTGGCAGAAGTGCTCAATCACCCAATTCTGCACCATGCGCCAATGATCGCGCTCCTCGAGCAAGCCCTGCCGAATGCTTGAGTACGACACCGCCTCAAGGTCATTCGCCAGCGACGTATACGACACGCCGAGGCCCGATGCGATACCGCGTAGCATTGCCTTTTCAAAATCACGAAAAGCCGTGCTCGGGTGCTGCGGGTCATAAGACTTGAAATCGACGCCAGCGGGCAACTGCGCGAACTGTCCAGGCTGCACGTCCATCGACAGCGAGCCGTCGGTGTTGTTTCCATCGCCTTGGTATTCGTCGCCGCTTTCGCTGACGAAAAATCCCATCTTGCTGGCTGAGATACGCGCGGCGACAAGTTCCGCCTCCTCGTACCCGCCCAGCATCTTGAGGCGCGTCATCGCCGTTGCAGTCCACGGTGAGCCGCGATTCTGCCCGATACGATCCGGCCGGAATGCGTGAATCATCCGGTCAGCCGGTATGCGCTCGGTGCGCGGGTTCGTGCTGCCGATCTGGTAGTCATCGGGCGGACGCACGCGGACGTGGTAAGCAACCGGCCTACCCGCAGCGTCCACCTCGATGCCCATCCGAATCTGCCCGCCGTTGGCGAGAATCTCGTTCTTGTCCTGGTCGATCAGATCTGGGTCAATGAACTGCAACCGGAATCGGAACGGGTTTGCGTTGTCCTCCACAAAGAGCACAAAGCACTCGCCATCGCGCGCGACCGATTCGATGAATACGCGCTGCGCGTCAATCCACGACAGCCGACCATCGACCGTGCAGACGCCCGGCTGGCCCCATGCGTAGAATGCTGCCTCGAGTTGCTGGTTAGCAATCTGATCCAACGCGCCGGTTAACTCCCGCGCACGCACTTGCAGCGTGATTCCCTTCGGCCCGACTACGTTCGTCGAGACTAGGTTCAGATATCGCCGTGCATAGTCGTTATTCTGGCAAAGGTCGCGCGAGCGAGCGCGCATCGCTCGTAGAGCGTAGCGCAGATCGCTGTCGGCGGTCTTTGTTTGGGTCATCCAGTCGCTAAACAATCGGCCGGTGTTAGCGGCCTCGAATCCTCGCTTGCGAGAGGGCTTCGGCGTGCGCTTGAAAATGTCCAATATGCTCATGCCGAAAACCTCACGCGAATGGTGGCATTGGTGCCGAGACCCTTTCGAATCTGCTCGGCTCGCTGCTCGCGCACCACCTCACCCTTTAGCCGCTCGCGCTCAACGTAAAGATCAGCGCGATTCCAGCGCGAGAGCGACCGGCCCGCAATCGAGTAGGACGCGGCGGCAATGTTGGTCGGGTCTTTTAGATAGGTCTCGATGTTGTCGAGCGCGATCTGTGCAAATGAGCGCGGATCGACAGAATCCGTGCTGCGATTGGGCGCAATGTCGAAAACGCCACGATCCACCTCGACGCGGGCAGAGTCCGACGTGCGGGTGATGTATGCCACCCAGTGATACCGTCCCGGCTCGTAATCGTCGGTCGTGTTGGATACCACCTCGACCGTATACGCCGTTGTCGATCCTGTCGTGCTAATCGCAATACGCTCGCCGGTAATCTCGCGGCGCAGCACGTAAGACAGGCTGTAAGCCGATGACGGGTAATCCGTCACAAGATCAGTGCGCTTCCACGCCCACAGATCGCCGATCTGCAAGGAGGCAGGCTCGCGCGTGGGGTAGTTTGCGGAATCAAAAAGATTAGCCATATACCACCCCGCTCGACTTACTGCTTCGGCGCGTCATCTTTCGGCAGATGCGGCTCGACCTGTTCGCGCAATTTTAACCACAAGCCGTGCGCGTTGGAGGATGTCGGCAACTGGCCGAGCATATTGACGATTGCAACGGCCTCGGAAAGTTCGACCTTCAACTCGATCTCTTGCATTACTGCACCCACGGAAGCGGAGGATACACAATCGGCGGATTCTTCTGGTTCTCGATCTGCTGTGCGACAGCCGCCTCTGTGGCGTCCTTGTCTACACCGCTTGCCCAGATCCACCCGAGCACCTGGTCTTTGGTCAGATCGGCATACGGCGTAAACGATTCGCCCGACGGCTGGAAAGAGGCCGTGCTGTAGACCGATCCGCTGTAGTTGTCCTCGGAGCCATTGCACTGCCAATGCGCCGTGACGACGTAATCCGCGCCCTCTGCGGTTTGCGGGATGCAATTCAAAACGGAAATGTTCCATGTAATTACAGTAGACATTTATTTGCTCTCCAGTTGTGCGACACGCGCACGCAGCGATTGAATTTCCTTCACAAGCATTGGGACAAGTTTGCTGTAATCCACGCCCCAAGCACGTTCAACTTTTTCACCGTTATCTCCTGGAGTTACGGCTTCTGGAGCAACTTTATGTAAGTCTTGAGCAATAACACCGTATCGCGTATGCCCACCAACTTTCCAGTCATGCTTGACAACTTCAATGCTATCAATGACGTTTCCGGCTTCATCTGCAAGACAGATGTTTTCTTTCAATCGTCTGTCCGACGATGTATTAAAAGCCGTATTGGAACCATCGGTACTTACTGAACCAACTCGACCATTGGAGTTATAAAAACCAATTTGCAAAGTGCTGGAAGTTGATGGAACAGCGCATCTTATAGACTCATCCGTTGCTCCAGTTGTTTCTCCGCGAATTTCAACGCAAAGTTTGTTATTGGCAAATTCCGTTACGCCAAATACAAAACTCCCCCCGCTCGTGATGCGTGCGCGTTCGGTGGCTCCTGTTTGAAACGTCAACACAGAGCCATTCAGATTTAATTGCTGATATGAGCCTACAAGTGTTGAATCCACGCCATGAATAGTGGATGCGCTGCTGCTGAACGTACCGCCGTTGTCAAAGCGAATGCCGTAGGTGCCGCCAGAGATACCAGCCGTGATTCCGTCACCGCTGCGAACTGCTTGGAATCTGTATGAGGGCGAAGTCGTACCCACCCCTAAGTCTCCATCCGCATCCAGCGTCATCGCGGTCGTCCAAGCAAGCGTGGCGCCTGCGCCGCTTGTATTATTCGGAGCGATATACCATTTGTGCGCCCCTGCTTGCTGGTAGTACAAAGTAGCGTAGCCGTTTCCGACGTACTTTTCTCCGCCGCTGTAATACCAGTTTGCTGATAGGTTCAAATATTGACCAGCAGCACCGATTGTTTTGTTATCGGCTAAAGTTATGTTGCCGCCAGAACTCCACGCACTCGGCGTGACGCCCAGACCGAGGTTGCCGGAGGAGTCGAACGTAGCGACAGTCGAGGCGAGTGCATAATTGTAAATGCGAAGTGATGCGCCGTTAGTTCCAAGCGTAGTAATGTTCCAGCGGGACGCCCCGTTTGTTTGAAACAAAACACCAGCATTGCCGTTTGCGCCAACAGTTCCTGCAATTAAACCGCCATCGCCCGATCCAGTCGAAGTTTCATTAGCGCGGATCTGTCCAGTATTTACATCCAACTTATACGCAGGCGAACTCGTCCCGATGCCGACAGCCGACGCAACGTTGAGCACCCCGTTTACAAGGTCTTGCGCGACGATCTTTTTTGTCTCGGTTGCGCTCGTGTCAACGATTGCGAGCACGTCGGTGGACGGCGCAAGGTTGGCGGCGCTGAGTGCTGTTAACTGGCTGATTTTTTTGTCGGCCATATTTCTATCTCCATCCGTTTACCCACCCACCTGGGCGGGGTCTTAAATTC